CCATTGCCATACGGACTTATAGTTAATCTTCCTGAATCCTAGAGACTGTCCCCATGCCTCCAGAGAGTGTCCTTGTTCCCTGCTCGGATCTAGAAGCCTGCTTACGATAAGTGTGTCGAATACGTGCTTCAATCTGATCTTCGTCTTCCATGATCTGTTCAACACTGGAAAATCGAACCCGATTCCATTGTGAGCAATCAGGAGTGTAGCCCTGCTTAGATAGTCGTTTAGGCCAGTTGCTTCTTTCCATGTTCTTACTTCGCCTGTATCAATGTCTTTAGTGACTACCAGATGGATCTTCTTGTGAGAAAGATCCGTCTCTATATCCAGTACGATACGCTTCATCTGTATCTTTCTTGTATTGTGCTTTCAGTTCAAGATGCTCTAAACGTAACTCTAGAAGCTCTTGCTCTAATTGTACCATACGTCCAACCACTTCGTCAAGTGTCATCATGTTTTTCTTCCAAAATCTTAACCTAGAAAAGTTCCACAGATTCACTGGTGGTAGGTTTATTTCAAGTTTAACCACAAACCCACCTGAGCAAAAGCGTAACCAGTCCAGATCATCCCGTTAGCTGTCTCTCCTTTTAGCCATTGTAGCACACCTACAATGAGATAACCAATGCCTGTAGCTCCTACGATTAAGTGTTCTACTGTCACGACGGCTTCCTTTCACCTCTTTCAAACTTTTCTCTCTCATCTGCAGAATTGTGAATAACTAGAAAATCTTTCTTGTCGATTGTAGGACAACACCAACAAGATGACAACAACTCGTGTGAATAAAGGTCATCCACAGGCACGATATGCTGAACAAAAGTACCAGTTTCTGAGACAAAACCGCTTAAAATCCAACTCATGCGTCGCTCGCTACGTCTGCCTGAATCAACTGCGCTGCAACGTGCCAGTAATTGTGCGCTCCATTTGCTGCTTCGTGCTGGATCATTAACAAAGCAACACAGTCCTTTATGGCTTGTTTATAGCCTTGGTTAAATCCTCGCCACCTCTCTTGTGAGTTTTTGACTCCTTCGGGCGTCATAGGAACAGCATAGGCCTCTGCTCCACGCCACTTTTGATATATATTGTGATCTCCACTCATTTTAGAAACCTCTTGATCTGTTCATACACACCGTTGCGGGCAGGGTTGTCCGACTCGAACCTTGTCCACCCGGCATATCGCATCTCGTTCTCAGCGCGGCGTAAAAGCTCCATTGCTCGATCCAACTCTTTTGCATTAGCGTCTAGTAAATCGATGTAGGTGTCACACTTTACACGCCACTCTCTTTCGATATTGTTGGCAATATCAAGTCCGCTTACTGTGCTCATTTTGTTTTCTCCTCTTGCTCTGATTGCTTCTGCGGCCGTACCGCAAACCCACTCATCGTCCATGTCTATAGCAAAGTTTTCTACCAACATAGCACACGCCTCACGTTCTTCTGCGGCACCATCGGCAAAGCCTTGCCGGTAGTTGTTCCAATCAGGCTTGAACTCTGTCTCTCGGATGTGTGCAGCGACCCGCGAAGCAATAAGGGCGGCGAAGCGTTCAAGGTCGAAATAGGCAAAGTCTTCACAGGTTCCGACTGCATCGGGGTGCTGGTAGCCTGCCTCCCGCGCCATATGGATGATTTGTTCTCTATCAATCATTCTCGTCATCCTTGATCGGATCTTCCTCGATCAACTTCTCTTTAGGGCGCTCTCTTTTGAAGATCCTATCCCATCCTTCCTCGTAAGCCTTCTGATCCTGCTGCTTACGTGGGCTATCGCCTTTACCGCCGTCACTGTGGCTCATTTTCAGTATCCTTCAATCGTTTCATGGCGTGTTTGACACAGTTACCGCAAATACATTTTCCATTAGGCCCTTCAATGAACTTTTGTGCCACGCTCTTAGGAGTACCACAAAAGCTACACTTAGGATCAGGTTCCTTAAAAGGAATTACATTATCGTTCATAGCGTCTCTTCCTCTACTTCAATCATTCGTCCAGTTTCTTTAACGTACTGCAAATCACAAGCGGGACCAGTGTACCCGTTGTATCTGTTTTTTGCAACTGCCACTCTAGTTTTATGTCGCTCAGATTCATTTTCAGCCATGGAATTCCTTTCCAATGTAATGACTGCATCGCTGAGTTGTGCAATCGCTCCAGATCCTCTAAGCTGACTGAGCGATACAGCTTGTCCATCTTCGTGTCCTGCATTTCCTTGTGGCCTCCGTAGGTGCGATACACAGATCAGGGTTACTTCCAGTTCCTGTACCAGTGTACGTAGTTTAGTCATCATGTTGTCAATAGCTTTCCGTTCATCGCCTAGATCTTGCCCCGATACAACAATAGATATGTGATCGAGAAACACCACACGACAGTCGCAAGCCTTAACCATATATCGTATTCTGTTAGCAATATTGTCCACGTCACTACTACCGAAATGATCGAACAAATATACGCGATTAGTTCCAAGAGTGGCATCAAAAGCCTCCTTCAATTCCTGTTCAGTTACTTCTTCTTTAATCTCTGCTTGATCCTTACTAGAAAAACTAACTTTAGGAATATGCAAAAGTTTATTAGCTGCCAAACTCATGATAGACAAAGCTGTCTTCTTAGTAGATTCCTCCAAGAACAACCCACCGATCTTCCAGTCTGTAGTCTTCAGAAGATGGTACAGAATCTCCCGAAGGAATTGACTCTTACCTAGTCCGCTTCCGGCAGTAACGGTAATCAACTCTGCAGGACGGAAACCATACAGAAGCTTATTCAACCCTTTCCAAGGGTACAGAGCAGCAGGCAAAGGCTCAGGCTTTCGCACTTCCTCCCACAAATCAGCAGCGTTGACGATGCCATCAGGAATGTACGTCTCAGCCTTCCACCATTCGTTTACAAACTCCTTCGTTGCTCCTGCTTGCAAGTACTCACAAGCATCCTTGTAGCCACTCTTGTGCTTGACAATCTTGGCCTTCTGACCGAACAGTTCAGCTACCTCTTTAGCTGCCTTCTGGCCGGGTTCATCAGCATCAAAGCAGATAACGATGTTCTCGAAGCTATTTAGCCACTCGTACTGTGCCTTACAGTCCTTTAGAGCGGCTTGTGCTCCGTTTCTGATACTTACGCTGGGCCATTGAGACCCGGTAAGTTGATAGCCTGCAAGCGCATCCAATTCTCCCTCATAGATGGTGACATACTTACCTCCCGAGTGGAATAGTTGCTGTCCGAACAGTAGTGCGGAATTGAAAGACCCCTGAATGTTAAAAGTCTTATCTGCAACTCTCCGTCGTTTTGCAGCGACGATACTTCCTTGTCCGTCAGCGTAAGGGTAATAGTGATGCTCTCCATCCTGTGTAACTCCAAATTTCTCACAAGTTTGCTGAGTGATTCCACGATCAGGGATACTCTTTATAGTTCCTTTGATCTCTACAGGCTTTTTAGCTGGCGCTACAGCGTCCCTCATAACTGATCTTTCTTCAATCTGGTGTTCAAACTCTGTCTTACCACAGACAAAGCAGTGAGTGTGCCCATCGTCATACAGCGAGTTCCCATCTGTGCTTCCGCAGTGTTCGCAGGCGATATGACGCAGAAACTTAGAGGTCATACGTTCTTCTCCTTGAGTTTGGCTTCAATGGCGCGAGCTACATGGGTGAGCGTTATGCGGGTCGATGTGGTTGTGTATTCTCCGAAACTACAAGTCTCAGCAATGTCATCATCCGTCAGCCCAACCCACTCCCGGAGCGGCGGGGTGGTGTAGAGGGGCGTCCATCCATCGTCTTCACCAATAGGTGGACAGCCACGGTGCAGTGTGCCGTCACGCCGCTGCCAGCCAATTGCCATCGGCTCCTGCTGCTGTGCTGTCGCGGCTTCGTACTTTCCTCGCCAGAACTCAGCGTTCTGTGCATAACGCCGCGCTTCTTCTTGCCAGTAGTCCTGCTGTGCTGGCTGCTCCCGCTCCGTAGGAGCATGGTTCGCTTCGCTGGCCAGTGCTTCGCTTTTGCTCGCTAAAGCTTCGCGGACGGCGGCGAGAACAGTTTCCACATGCGGAAGCAGCTCATTGCCCTTCTTCGTAACGTCTTGTGGATAGCTGTCGTAAAACCACGCCAGCGCGTTGCGCGTTTCTTCCAACGCCTCCAGCGCCAGC